AGTTGCGTTACCGCGTTGTACAGCTGTATTAAGTGTCACACCACCTATAAGGGCATTCGCGGATTCCCCAGATTCTGTAATTTCCTTTGTATTTCGGTCGTACATTAGAAGTACAATCTCGGGAGCTTGATAATCAGACTTGTTCCTGATAGGTGATAAATAGACAGCGTTACTATATGGTGTTGGAACTAAAACATTACTCGCGTTGAAGACAATGGTATTTTCCTCCTGATCGGTGGAATCCGGGACATGCTTACCAAACCTAATCTTGGTAGATCTCTCTACTGACGGCAAGTTCTTCACCATTTAATATATGAGGCTAAATTAATTTGCGTAAAGGAGACCTGCCATCCCATTTTGTATGCGGAGGATGTTATAGTTGACTGCATATATTGGGTCATTTATGGGTAAAGTTTCACTCATGAGTTTGGCTGACTCGATTCGGCTGAAGTTTAGGGTACCAGTTGGTTGAAGTGAACTTGTCATAAGACAGAAGCAGTAGAGGAAGAAATCTGGGGATGTCACATTGTTTGTGTGATAGTAACTCATAACATCAATGAAGTGGGGTTTACCCCATTTATAATTGGTTAATTCAACACCATTTATGCTTAATTTTATTTTATTTGTTGGTGAAGTGAGAGCGCCATCTGTAGTTGTATCCGAAGAAGCGAGATACTTTACTGGGTGATTGAAGATGAGATCTTGGACAGTCTCACCACTTGGAATGTTCTTTTGAACTTGGGTGATGAGAAGATCGTGTTTTCTTGTCGCGATGTTACCCCTCTCTTCATTGTCTAGATAGTAATAGTTTGCATACATTTCAAAATTATAGTTGGCAGCTTGTGAACCCCAATGAATTCTCAGCTCAACGTTGTGGTAATTAAGGGCTACGAGAGGTAGGGCACATTGTGGTCCTTCACAAAAAAAGAAGCGAAGGGGGTAAAAATACGAACGCGCGTGAACACCTGGGTGTGTACCGATCGCAGACCTAGAAATGTTTTGAGCGAATGTATCTATCGCAATTTTTTCAGTGAAAATAGAGTCCTGACTATCAATAACAGAACCACCAATCAGAAGTTCAATTTTATCGATGAGAAGATCCCAGCGAGAAGTGTCTACAGCTTGATTTGTATCATCTATGGTGAGGTAAATGTAGCCGAGCATATCACCAGACCTTTCAATCTGAACACTTGACATTGAATTATTTTTCACATCTCCGCGTATCGTCTGCTTCTCGATGGATTGTGAAAAATTGGAGTGTCTTTTAAACGTGGAATTAAAAAACGATATCTCCGGGTTGCCCATGATGTACTCATCCTGAGCGCCGATTGCCACTAATTGAACAATACCCGAAGACATGTTTATTACTACTTTAAAGGGAGAAAATTACAAGTTTGGTTTTCTACACACAAATCTAAAAACTAAAAAGTTGGCACCACCATCCGAAGAGTTTTTGATGGTAGCACCGGTTTGATCTCTAATCGTAACACTGAGACGATCAATTCCTCGGATCGGGTTCACATACTGGCTAACGATGGGATAGTTGTCCTTGAAGCTGATGAGAGAGTTACCGTCTTCGTGAGTAGTACTATCTGTCACGATACTCGCGAAAGAACCCCTAATCATACTCATATGGGATTGACCAGTGAGAACATTGGAAGCCCTGTCATTAAAGATGGTATCCAATTCTTCAATAGAAACATAGCAATGTTCTGTGACAACGTTAGAGTGAATGTGAGCGGCGAGGAGTCTAGCCTGAACAACATTTTTGAGGGGCTGCTGGAGATGGCAAGTAAAAGTGTTGGCACTGTCTTGACCAATGGAATCAACAGTTATGACATGATATTCATAATCAAGATCTGGAATAGTTTGGGGAGAAGTAACCAAAGCCATTTATAATAGCTTAGATTAAAGATCCACCGATTCCATCCTCAATCCCGTAACCCGCTTGCTCGGAGACGAGCTTTTGGGCACCACAGAGTCCACCTGGAGTCAAGCTCTTGGTGTATGGGCTACCCTCACTGGTGTGACCAGGGACACATGCGATGCGGTTCTCGAGACCAAAGAGAGACTTCTCGTTGATAGCTTTGATGATAATTGGTCTAGGCTGATACTTGCTGGTAGTTTTGAAAATACCAAGAACAAAGATCACAGCGATCAGGCTGAAAATACTGATGAGAGCATTTCGGTTGGCACGGTTAAGGGTGTACATTTATAATGTACGGACATATTTTTTTGAAAATGCGTTAAAGGTTAATTAATAGTTTCCATATAGAGAGTAGATGGACGAAGAAATTGTCATTGATCGTGGAACTACAAATGTTATGAAGTTAGATGCAGACGAACAAGCCCTCATGGATGAAATTGAAATTTCCACCGCCCGTCCTCAGCCTGTGCGTCGTCCTGTAACTAACAAACCATATGTGCAACAGCAGCACCAGGAGTCTATGGATGCTTTTGTCAACCCAAACAAACAGTCGGCTCCTACCCAACCACATATGGATGAGGAGATTGATTACGGCGAAGATGAACCAATGTTTTTTGATGATGCTGATGATGGTCCAGGACCCCATAGTGAAGAGGCACCATCCAAGGGATACAGCTCGGTGGATGAAGAGAAAGCGGACCTCATTAATAAGTTGGGTCGGCTTGAAAAGAAGGGGTTTGCTGTCAATAAGAGGTTGAACGCCTACTCCAATGTTGAAGAACTTCGTACAGAAGTCAAGAGGATTACCTACAGTATTGATGTTGAACAGTCTGTTCGCTTTTCTCGTCGTATGCTTGTGGCCTGTGTGACTGGTCTGGAGTTCCTTAATAAGAGGTATAACCCCTTTGAGATTCAGTTAGAAGGTTGGTCTGAGTCTGTCATGGAGGGGGTGGACGACTATGATGGTGTCTTTGAAGAGCTTTACGTGAAGTATAGATCCAAGGTGAACGTCGCTCCAGAGGTCAAACTCATCATGATGTTAGGTGGTTCGGCGATGATGTTCCACCTCACAAACTCTATGTTTAAGAGTGCCCTCCCCAATATGAACGATGTTCTCAAGCAGAACCCAGACCTCGTGAAGAATATGATGTCCGCGGTTCAAAATACAACCCGTGCACCCTCAGGATCTGCTGATGCCGCCCCAGTTGGTGGCACCGGACAATATGAGATGCAGGGTCCTGGGATTGACATCTCCAGTCTCATGGGTGGTGTGATGATGCCCCCACCCCCACCAATGAACACTTCCATGCCAAGCAACAACTCAGCCTCGGTACATGATCAGGATGATGACGATGTCTCTGACATTGTCTCTATTTCAGGAGAATCCACTGGTGGTGAGATCAAGGAGGTTTCGGTCGGTGGATCCAAGGCAAAGAGAACCCGGAGAAAGAAGAAAACGGAAATTAATCTCTAACTAAAGTATAAATGATAGGTTACTGTCCTTTGGAGGAACTGGAACCTCCAATGCGACGTGAGCAGCCCGTCGTCACAAAAAAGGCCGAGGTCAAGTCAGAACCAACTGGTCTCGAAGAAAGTGAATGTAATTACGTCGTCATGGCTTTCATTGTCGGCGTTCTTTTCTTAGCCGTCTCTGATTCCATCAGGGCATAATTAATAAATTGATTCTACCTTTGGGTTCTCCCCAAATGGTAAAATTGGTTAATAACTAAAAGTTGTAATTTCTGTCGAACCACCCGTACCATCGTCAAGGTCATCCTCACTTGAAAGATCGCGTGTGATTTTTATTAGTTTTCCACCAGATGATGTCAACAATTCCACCGAAATGTCATAGGAATATACACGTGTACCATCAATATTGTATGGTATTATACTTATACCCCTCGTACCAGCTGTTATAGTTGGACTCCATGGGAAGCTATTTGTACCACCGAAGATGTTCTTCGTACCCACAGCTACGTCAAGATCGGTTGGAGTGCCCTCATCACCAGAACCTCCTTGGACTTCAAGGATCATAGTACTCAAATCCTTTGTCGTTGAACCATCAGTTCTTCTCAACATGGACACGATCTTGGCATAGAAGGCACCCGGACCAAACATCAATTGAATGTCTTTGGCACGACCGTCACCAATGGAGAAATTTTTAGAGTATGTCTTTCGGGAAACTTCTGTGGAACCCACTATAGTACCACCACCCACTTCAAGATCTGTTGCAGCTGCTACACCAGCACCAAGTCCGATACCAATGGTGTTGAAGTCAATAATACCATCTACCGTTAAATCACTTGAAATCACAACATTACTTTGGATAAATGTGGTTTGTCGTCCAATTTGAGAGGGATGTATGTATACATTACCCGTTGTATCTGCATAAATGTTAGAGTTACCACCGGTGGTTGTAAGTTCTATACTGGCATTTGAGGATACACTCTCAAATCTCGCAACACCCGTTAAACCGAGAGATGGATCTCTATGATCAACAACATGAAACTGTCGTCCAGGTGTAGGGGTTCCCACACCCACGTTACTTGTGTCAATTAGATGAATAGAACTTGTGATCCCGGTGACAGTATTAGCTACACCCAGACAGAGACCAGTTGTCTTATTTTCCAAGTTGCTGAACCCTCTTATAAAACCACCCTCATCATCATTGGTATATATGAGAAGGTTCGTCTGTTTATCATTACCAGTACTCTGAAGTTTCATGATATTCACATCACCGGGTGTCGTATCATAAACGTGTATGTTGGAGGTTGGGGATTCTGTACCCAAACCCAATCTACCAGCACTATCAAAACGGGCAAATTCCGAATCTCCACCTAAACCATCATCGTGTGTAAATAAGAGTGGACGGCGTGTACCACCATTTAAAACATTTCGGAGAATATTCCGTGATGAAACTCCAGTCGTCGTTAAAAATTGGAAACCCGTCAGCTTAAATGTACCTGTTCCCGCAAACTCAATATCACCCTTAACAATGAGTTTAGTATTTGTTCGCCCCGCAGCAGCAGCTGCATCTGCACGACTACCACCTATCACAACGGTTCCCAAATCTGTAATACAGAGGGGGACATCCCCCGTTCCTTCACCGATGGTCTCAATCGTGTCTTCGAAAGATTCACCGTCTATACCTATAGTTTGAAATACGTGTTCACCCGCAATATGTCTAATTCTGGAAGGACCAGATTCATTTGCAGAACTGTCCGTTTTATTACCCTTGAATAACACGAGTTCATTCTTATCAAAAGATTCAGAATAACTCCTTTCTACAAAAATGGTGTTTCCAAATTCATCACCAGTAAGACCCCCAAATGTGAGTTGATGTCCAATCACAACATTACCGGCGACTTCCAATTTACCACGGGGAACATCGGTGCCTATACCCACATCACCCGTAGATCCACTAATGTATAGACCGACATCAACTTCTCTTACAAGTCTTTCGTGATTATTTATAATTCTGAAATCACCATCAGCACCCGCCACACCAGTGGACCATCCAGATAAGGTTACACCATCTGTCTGTATGTAAGAGGTGAAGGAATTTCCGTCCGATAAGTTAGTTTGTGCCGCCATGATGGCATCACCAGATGTCGTATTGTGTACAAGTATACCATTTTCTATGGGATCGGCTATACCCACACAGTCTATTTCAAGGTGAGCGACTGGTTGTGTAACACCTATTCCCACCTTACCGGAACTTAGAATTGTCATAATACTTGTATCTACGGCGTAATCATCATGACCCATAACAATATCAAGTCTAGATTTTGATGTTCCAGTTGTGTTTTCATGTTTACCCAACTGGAATGTAGCTCTCGCTGCATGTTCAGTTCCATTACCTTCTCTAGCTAAATGTAATACTGATGCTAAATCTGTTGTGTTCGTAATAGGTTGATTATTGCTTACCACTAAAGGTGTTCCTAAGTGATTGTAGCCATTAATTTTAGTTACTGGATTATTTATAAACGATGTTAAACCATTTACATGTAGAGTACCTTGAGGTGTTTGAGTGTTAATACCAATATTAGAGGATTCCAAAATAGTAAGTATTGGTGTACCCATAGTAGCTGTGGTACTTGCATAAAAGTTGAGACCTTTACCAGTTTTGACTATATTCTCAACTTTGTTTTCACCTACATTAGGACTTGAAAACATTTGCATAGAGGTATTTGATGTCGTTCCCCACAAGTTTCCAAACATTAACACGTTGCTACCCATAACAAAAGCGTTTCCATTTACAGTAAGCTTTTGCGTTGGATTTGTTGTATTTATACCAATTTGACCGTTTGATGTAATTCTCATTTTCTCATGATTTCTGGTTTTGAATCTAATGTTTTGATGAGTATTGGATGTACTCGCACCGTATATCTCAATAGAACTTACATTTGAGGAAGTTGGTCCGGATTTGAGGATAAGTGGATCTAGAAGACTATCACCACCATATCTATCGGAGTGAATCGTTATCTTGGAAGTTGAACTAATGGATTGTGTAATCAGGTTTGTTGTCACGGTGTTACCAAAAATTGTGAGTGTATTTGCAGCTGTAAGGTTGACGTATACCCTGGATCCAATTGAGAGGGTATCAGTGGGTACCAGATTAGATATACCCGAAGTCTCCGTACCTGTAGTGCGTAAACCATCTACTTTCACATTACCACTGATTATAGCAACATCTTTATTAGTTGGATCTATTACAATTATATCGTTACCAACTGTAATATTTGAACCAACTTTTAAGTTTTCCGTAAAAGTGTTTCCATGTACCTCCAATACATTGGAACCTGTATCTTCAACGAAGAGGTTGGAGCCCACACAAAGGTCGTGGGTAGGAAAAATATTAGCTACACCCACTGCATTTGAAGTATAAATATCACCGAATACGTGGAGATTTGTACTCACAGTATCATCTAGAGTAAATGTTGTATCGAGTGGTCCACCTTCAGTTCTAAACAAACCCATCTCTTTTCCGCGATCTCCAGTTCTAAATCCAAAAGCAATATTTGACTCATCTTGATCATGTGTAAACAAAAGCATTGGCTCATTTGCGCCATCGTTACCTGTACCAAATGTGATAGTTGTATCCTCAACAACAAGGTTCACAATACGTTGGTATGTAACCTCTTCAGCCACAAAAAGATTACCATACATCCGTGTATTACCGTAAATATACATACCCCCGTCAACTGTGACATTACCCGTGATCACAGCTACGTTATTGGGATACTCGGTGCTACCACCATTCGCGTCACTATCAGTTATTATTACATTAGAACCAACGCTCAGTTTTTCCGTTTTCATACCACCATTCACAGTAATAATGTTAGAAGCCAAACCATCAATAATGAGCTTTGACCCAAAAGTGAGTTGGTCCTCAACGATAACATTTGTAGCCACGAGGTTACCACTCACCGTCATGAGGTTACGACCAGTTAAATCAATGTCAACCTTCCTAGTATCACCATCATTTACCTGAAAAGCCTTTGTGGGATTCGTCGTACCCACAGCGAGCTGATTATCCACAAAGAAACGAGATGCCTTACCACGCGCTTGGAGATCAAATACGATGGTATCATCTTTATCAATAAAAAGCTTTTCACCAACAGAAAACTGTTTGGTTGGTATATTGTTTGCCAGAGCTAAACGCCCCTTGATTCCATCATTCACTACAAGTTTAATTTCATTAGCCTCA